GTCAGGCTTGCCGCGCGCCGTGCAAATCCGATGAGAACATAAGGAGAACACCATGTCTGCAGCAAGCAATGGATTACTGGCACTTCAACAACTGGCGGCCCAATTCAGGTACTTGACTGACTTTGCCGCAGAACTTGAAGGTATCACCTCTTTCGAGACTCTAGCTACAGAAGCCCAAACGCGCGCCGCCGCTGCCAAGTCTGATGCAGACGCTGCTCAAATCGAAGCCGACAAACTGAAAGCAGAGGTTTCCTCCCTAAAATCTCAGGCTGATCAGATTATGAACGACGCCAACTCCTATGTGGCTACGTCTGAATCCAAAGCAGATGCCAAGTGCAAAGATATGCTCGACGCTGCCCGAGCAAATGCCGACGATATCAACGCCAATGCCAATGCAATCGCGCAGAAGCTGGTTGCTGATGTGGGCGAGGAAGTGACCGCAGCACAGAACAAGTTGACTGAACTGACCGGCCAAGTATCCGAAGCCGAATCAAACCTGGAGCAAATCAACGCCGATGCCGACGCCGCTGCACAAAGACTGCAGGCGATCCGGGACAGCATCAACAAATTTGCGACTGCATAACAGGAGAAGAACATGGCATCTAAACTCAATTACAGTCAAGCATGCGAACAGGCTCAACTGAACGCAACCACCACAGCTATCGGCAATGCAGGTCTGCTTTATCTATATTCAGGTACTCAACCTTCAGGCCCAGCCGGCGCAGATGGAACTCTGGTCGCTGGCCCTTTCACCCTTGGAACTCCCTTCGCACCCGGCGCGTCCGCTGCGCTCCCTTCTGTATTGAGCCCTACTCTGCCGGCAAACGTCAACGCCACGACATCGACACAACCCACTTGGTGGCGCGTAAAGACTGCAGGCGGAACTGCTGTACTCGATGGAAGCGCTGGGACTTCAGGGTGTGACATGACCATTGGTGCTCCTACTGCTGGGCAACCTGTTGCGATCACGGCTTGGACAATCACCAGCGGCAACTCTGGTCATTAAACCATGTTGTTACTGACGCGCGCCGCGAAGGGCTCAGAACTGGAATGGGCCGAAGGTGATGCGAATACCGCTGAGATAGAACGCAGGACTGGTGCAGGGTGGGAAGACATCGTTCAGGAAGTAATCATCCAGTACGGAGCACCCACGGCACCAACGCTGAAGAACTGGCGCGGAAACTTCAACGGGTATGCATTCTCGCCGGACACGATGAACGAGTGTTTCATCAACTTCCACATCAGGCACAACTATGACGACGCAGGCGGAGCAACGCCAGGAATGGTTTATCCGCACGTACACTTTGCCGTAAACACAACCAACACAGGGACTATTCGTTGGGGGATTGAGTGGCAGTGCGCGCGCCGGGCAGACGCTGCTGGGGCTGGCCCGTACACTGATTCGGTAACTCAATACATTGACTACACCATAGACGGCGCAGGGAAGCAGTATTGGCACATTGTTGCTGAAAGTCCTGATGGATTCGGAATACCGCAGGGCGCAATCCTTCAAGTCGACTCAATGATCAAGTGCCGAGTTTTTAGAGACGCATCCGATCTTGTGCATGACACGTTCCCTGATGATGCATTTTTGGACACGGTTGACGTTCACAATCCAGTCGATGTTTCAGCAACACCAAACAGACAATTCCCTTTCGGTTGAGGAAAACCATGATTAATCTAACTTCGACAAGCGACAAAATACAACTCATCACCGATGCGGTGTCTGATATAGAAGCTCACGCATCTTGGATTGATGGAAACGCCTCGCCTATCACTTCGGAGAGTGCGGGGCGCGTAAATAATGCCTCAATCACATCGGCTACAACAACCGATATAGTTGGATCGCCTTCTGGAACGGTGGTTCGTAATGTGAAATTCCTGTCAATTCACAATAACCACGCCACGGTTTCATGCAATTGCCGTGTTGTTCACACTGACGGATCGACTACAGTTGAGCTTTATCACGTCTCTTTGGGTGTTGGTGAGTCAGCCGTATTCACTGAGGGTGACGGATGGAACCGATACAACTCGGCAGGCTCTCCTATTACCTCGGCGTCATCTGCGCCTTCGAGTATTCAAACATTCTCAGTTGGTGGTACGTGGACGAAGCCTACAAGTTTCACCCCATCAGTAGTAGTTGTTGAGATTACTGGGGCGGGTGGTGGCGGTGGGGCCGGAGCTTCTCTCGCTACAGCAGTAGTTGCTAAAGGCGGTGGTGGTGGTGGTGGCGGTTCGTTTATTCGCGGCACGTTCGCAGCTTCTGATCTTGGAACAACAGAGACAGTTACCCTTGGCACAGGGGGCACGCTCGGAGCTAAAGGCGCTGCTGGCGCTGCTGGTGGTAATGGCGGGGTTGGTGGCACCTCTTCTTTTGGTTCATGGCTTACGGCCTATGGCGGCGGCGGTGGTGCGGGCGGGGCGATATCTGCTGTCGTTACTGGCGGCGGTGGTTCTGGTGGTTCTGGCGGGGCTGGTGGTGTCGGCTCTACCTCTGGCGGCACAGGCGGACTTCCTACAGCCGCATCAAATGGAACAGGCGGGCAGGGTGTAACTGGCACGGCTGCTGTTTCTACAACAGGAAACGCCGACTGGGGTGGTGGTGCAGGGGCTGGCATTGCTGCTACTCCGGTAGCTGCGTCTTTGGGTGGTTCATCTATCCGAGGAGGCGGTGGTGGCGGGGCTGGTGGTAGTCACTCTGCAACAGATACGATTGTGGCTGGTGGGGCTGGCGGTAAATCATCTACCTATACAGCGGGCGGTGGCGGGGCTGTCGGAACAGACGGCGCAAGTCCTACTGCCGGAAGTGTTGGTGGTGCAGCGAACTCTGGTCATGGAGGATATGGCGGTGGTGGTGGCGGAACGTCAATCACGGCTTCAACTAATGGAGCTGATGGCGGTAATGGTGGTCTTGGAGGTGGTGGTGGTGGTGGTGGTGGAGTAGGGCAAAACCCAGGTCTAGGCGGTAACGGTGGAGCAGGCGGCAGTGGCTATTGCATAGTCTACTGCTGGTAAGTCATGGCTCTCAAAGGATGGTTCGATTCTAGTACAAAGAATCTAGGCTGGTTTGATTCTGAATTTCTAATACCTGACGCTGGCGGGGTTACTTCGGCATCCATATCGACCACGGATGGATCGGACGTTTCATCATCAATAACGGCAGTCACTACTGGCGCATCAGTCTCTGCATCAGACGCCTCAGATTCAACATCAATATCAGCAACCGCAATATCGGTAACCAACGCTTCCATATCATCCATCGATGGTACCGACACCAGCGCAACAACGGCGGTAACATGGACGACTTCTCAAATATCTTCTTCTGACGGCAAAGACGTATCGGCAACTGCTGTATCGGTAACAACCGGCGCCACAATATCCGGAACCTATGCGGCTGATGTAGCTGCAGTTTCTGCATCCAACTGGACTACCGCATCAGTTTCAATAACAGACGGTGCGGACACATCATCAATAGCGACAACCGTAACCACTGGCGCGACCATTGCGACGATGGACGGATTCGACCTGACTGCGATAACGGGTACCTTGGTTCCTATAACCCTGGCTGGAATTGCAGCAACAGACGGACTTGACGCAGCAACGGAGTTTGCCGAAACATGGACGACTGCCGCACTGGTAGCGATTGACGGCGCAGACAACCCATTAATATCAGGAAGCGTCACAACCGGTGCGTCGATAGCTGATACGGATGGCTCAGACTCTACGGCAATACAAGCAAACAACTGGACGACATCGCAGATCGGTGCAGTAGACTCGCAAGATGTGATTGGTATTAATGCGATATTCATCACAACAGCAAGCGTTTCTACTGCTGACGGAGGGGATGGATCGGAGATTGACTGTACTCCGACGGGCAGCGTGAGCTATATAAAAGCCGGGTACATCAAGGCCGGATACTGGGCGACAGGTCCAAGCGAGAGCGCATGGTTCAATTATGGATCATTTGCACATCGAGTTGGTCGCAGATAATTGATTTTGCATTGACATTACAAAACACCTGACTACAATCGGGTGAAAAATCAAAGGAGATAAACATGCTGATCGGAAACAAAAGACAAATCCAGCCATACGATTCTTTTCTAATCGTCAAAGGTCAAATCGTCGGCGTTGAAATAAGCGGTGTCTGCACAGGCAACCCTACCTATTGGGCGCGATGCGTTCTGAACTCTGCAGGCAACGTGACTTCATTGGTCGGCCCGATGGGCGACACCATCAGCGTAGGAGGCGGCGGACTTACAAACGGCGGCAAGACCGGCGCTGACATCACCGGTGCTATGAATGGGTCGAACGACACATACACATTGCCTGGATCTCCTGCCGGTGGATTCGCAATCATCTTCTTCAACGTCCAGCCATTGGTCAAAGGCGTTGATTACACACTGAATGGAGCCGTACTGGTATTCGCCACGATCCGCCCGAACACTGCAAACAACGACTCCATCACTGCGTTCTACTAAAATGGCAAGAAAGCCGCAACAGACAGGTCAGGACGATGAAGGAGGAGACTTGCCGTCGAAAGAACTGCCTCCTGAATTACTGCAACTGATCGAGATCAAGCGCCAAGACAGGCAGCAACGTCTGGATGCGCTTTCCAAGATCGTTGCCGAGAAGCGCGACGAAGCCGTAAAGGCCCGCAAAGAATCAGGTATCGAGCAGATATGGCGCGAGGACGAGGAATACTACCTCGGGATCGACGACGAGAACAGAACAAACCACACGCAAACGAAGTCCATGACCACCGAGGGCGGGCTGGCCAGCAACAACACCAAGACTCAAGCCGGCCGGTGCACGGCATTTTTCAACATCATTCGTCAGTACGTTGACTCTGCCGCCGCGCGCATCGGGGATATTCTGCTGCCGGCTGGGGATTGGAACTTCCACATCAAACCGACTCCGGTCCCTGAACTGGAGAAGATCAAAGGTAGCACCCAGGCAGTCGTAAGCCCGCAAGGCAACACCCCGCGCAACGATGATGGCACTCCATACACCCTCGGTCAGTTTGCCGCACAGGAAATGGCCGAAGCATCTGCTAAAGTAGAGAAGGCCGAAACCCGCATCCGTGATTGGCTGACTGAATGCCAGTATCACGCCGAAGTCCGGAAGGTAATCGAGAATTCAGCCAAGATCGGCACCGGCGTCCTTCGAGGCGCTTACCCGGAGAAGAAGAAGACCAAAGTCGTCTTGAACGGTACACTGACTATCAAGGAAGAGACCATCCCTGCCAGCAAGTCGGTATCGCCATGGCACTTCTGGCCGGCGGCAGATTGCGGCGACAACATCCAAAAAGGCAGTTATGTGCTTGAGGATGACGACATATCGACACGCCAACTGCGTGACCTGATAGGTTCTCCTGGATACATCGAAGAGGCAATTCGTAAGGTTATCGCCGAAGGCCCGAGCAAATCAAACCTTGACCAAGATGGTCAACTAAAGCAGGACGGGAGCGCCAAGAACTCAGACCTATTCAAAATATGGTACTTCTTTGGTGACATCGACCTGAACGAATGCGACGCTCTAGGTATCGACAAAGCCAAGATCAAAGAAGGCCGCGACACTGTGCCGGGCGTAGTGGTGCTGGTAAACGACACTGCAATTAAAGGATTCTTGAACCCGCTGGACAACGGCGAATTCCCGTATGACGTGTTCCCATGGCAGCAAGTTACCGACTCTCCATGGGGTGTAGGCGTATCCCGTCAAGGCCGGGTGCCGCAGGATATGTTCAATGCCGGTTCCAGAACTTTGATGAACAACATGGGAATCAGCGGGTCGCCGCAGATCATCATCCGCCAGAGCGGGGTTATTCCTGTG